TACGCAATTTGCGATATGCAAATGCGGGACATGTGTTGAATCGGATTCGTTTCAATGGTGCGGCTTTCATCGCAATACTATTATATCAGCGAATTAAGATCATTTCAACCCTCAATTGTGAACAATTTGTTAACAATTCTTTTTCAACAGGAAAAAACAGTCAAACGGAGCCTCTGAGGATGAACGCGGATCCGACTTCTATGATGATTTAGAAAGCGATATAGTCTATTATCCCAAAAAGGATTATACTCTAAAATCTGCTATTGATGACCTTGTGAGCAACAGCGACAAATATCAGAATACTTGTGAGGAGGAAGACGAGGAGGAATAAAAAAGCCCGACCTAAGCCGGGCTACGCGAGCCATCTGGCTCGAATCTACGATAGTAGAAATTCGTTCTTTGGAGAACGTTTAAATCCACAGGCTGACGCCTGACTGTCAACGGAAGTTTCTTTCTATTCCATAAAGGTATGATTAAAAGCCTCCGAAGACTGTTGCAAATATAAGAAATAAAACGATACGGACAAAGAAATTGGCTGTATTATTAACAAATATTTAGAAAATAATTCTATTATGGCAGAACAGATTAGAGTTTGGAAGTCGAAGAACCTACGCTCCACCTATATGCTTGTATATAGAGACGAGCTGACGGGGAGGCTGCGTGTCACTCGGATGGATGGCACCAAATGCACCAACGAAAAGTCGATAATAAAAGGGCATGAGAGTCATAGTGGTGTTCTTTGGGCAGCTTGCAGGGACATGGGCAACGATGTTGCTGAGATACGCGCTGCCGTGGATCGTGAGATAGCCGAGGAGACTGCGCAGCGAGAGCGTGAGGAGTTTCGCCTGAAAGCGGAAGCCGAAGCTAAAGCGAAGGCTTTACAGAAGGCTCAGGAGATTAGGGCTGCGCTTGCCGGCACGAAGGACAGCGTATGTGTCAAGCCTATTGAGGTGTTGCAGCGGTACGACCTCTTAGAGGAACATCTGGAACAACTGAAGCCTGGTGAGTATGTCGTTTGCATCAACTATAGGAAAAAGGGCACGGTGGAGTTGCGCACGAAAGCACGAACGACCGACCATCTGAAGGTGTTGGCAAAGGTGACGAAGGAGGAGAAGAATAGTAAAGCCGCTTTACATCGTTTTGCCGTGAAGGTGCGCGAGGCGTATCAGTCGGGCATTGTCATCATCGGAAAGACTCACGCCCTTCATAGTTTCGGAAAGCGTATTGTGGACGCTGCTCTTTGTATCAAAGAGAGTAAAAACACCTACTTTTCCTCGGCTGCGCCTCGAAGATATTATGACAAGAACACTTTGGTGTATATGAAACTTGAACAGATAGAACAGAACGGCAATTAATTTAATTTATTATAGACAATATGGAAAAAGACCAAATCATTTACGACAAACGTAAGGCCATGGGCGAGAGCATCCGCGCAATGCGTACCGCACAGGGCTGGGAGCAAGATCAGCTCGCCAAGATTGCGGGCATCTCTATCTCAAACATTCGCAGCGTGGAAGCCGGCAAGTATGCCGTTAATATCGACGTACTCAACAAGATTGCAGGAGCACTTGGTGCGGAGCTGAGAATGGTGGAAAGGTAATTTTAAAGGTAAAAAAGTAAAAAGGTAAAAAGTGCCTTCTTGCTGATTTCTGAAACAAAAAGTAAAAAAACGAAAGATTATGGCAACAAAGAAAGTTTATCCGTTTATCCATGTTGGCAGCTTTGTCAACGGCGAGGAAGTAATGATTGACGCTCGCGAAGTATGTTTCTATTATCCCGCACCATCCGTAAAGAAGGCCGATGGAACACCGATTGCCTATGTGGTCGGCTTGCGGTCGGGCAAGGAGTTGACGCTATGTGTGGACGTTGATCAGGAAGTATATCCTGGAGAGGATCTTGTTACCCTGATTGACAGAGTGCTGTATAGCCACTTCTGGCATGACAACGAGGACTCTATGCCGGACGAGGATGAGGAATAACATAACATTTTAATTTTTACGAAAGAATATGGCAAAAGAAAGATTTACGTTGACATCGGGCAAGGATCTGATGTGGACAGTGACAGACAATGAGAACGGAATTGCGATTGAGTTTCGCGAAGGTTTGTTTAATGAGAGTCAGGAGGTGAAGCTGATTGCTGAGTTCACTTATGGTGACGCACCGAGAATGGCACGTATCATGCGCGAGATTGGCGACTGGATGGCAGAGAAACACGTGGAGGTGGCTCTTAGCGACTGGCGCTCTCGTCGCTCTGCTATCTGGAAGTTGAGCAATGAGAAATACTGGCTGGCGATGGCAGCAGCTACCAACAGCCTTCTGTTATCGGACAAGGACGCAGAACACGCGGCTTGTATGTTGTGCGCCGAGGTGTGCGATTGGTTGGAAATGGAGAAGACTGTGGACCTGACGGAAGCCGAGGAGGAAAACCTGAAAGGCGTGTTGTCGGAACTGACGGACGCAGAAGCCTGGGAAGTGTTCAAAATCCTGCACGTCTTCTGGAACTATCGCACGGAAGACACAGACATGTTCCAATGGGCAATGGATGTGACCTGGTGGCCTGCATGGTTGCCAACGGATCTGAAAGAGTCTGAGACCGCAGATGATGATATTATAGACGAAAAATAAAACGAGGGAAATATGGAAATAATCAAGACTGAAAATTCAAGATCAGGTCGCCCTGCCATGGAGGGCAGAACACGAAAATATATCGTAGCCGATGATGTGCACGAGTGGATTCTCCAGCACGGAGGCGGCCAGTATATCACAGACACCATGCGCACGATTATGGCAGTGCAGCAGGGAAACGAATAAAAAAAATAGCAACAACATACTTTTAATTTAGATTATAGCATGATGAAAACAATAGAGAATTTCGACGATTATCGTGCGCTGGTGGACGTGGTGAAGATGCACGACTATAGATATTTCGGGCAGAACCGCCCGACCATCAGCGACGAGGAATACGACGCTATGTACTTTGCCTTGCAGGAGTATGAAGAGCAGCACGCGGACGAGGTGTTGCCCGACTCACCTACTCAGCAGTGCTACAGCGAGAACGGCAACGGCAAGCGCACCGTGGCACGTCGCACGGCTTGCCTGTCGATGAAGAAGCTGCATGATGCCAAGGCGGTGGTGAAATATCTGAGAGCACAGCAGAGAGCTGCCAATATCGGCAGCAAGGGCACGGAGGTGGCTGTAGAGTGGAAGTTTGACGGCGAGACCGTGAGCTTAGTATATCGTCAGGGAGTATTGGCAGAAGCCACCTACGGACACGGCAAGGAGTTGTTTGGCAACGACTGCCTGGACCATATCAAGCATGTGCAGGGTGTACCTGCCAAGGTGGACGTATGGAGCCAGTACGACCGCGTGGAGGTAAGAGGCGAGGTGATTATCACGCTTGAGGAGTTCGCTCATTATAGCAAATCTGGCAAGTCACCAAGATCCACAAGCAATGGCATCATGGCGAAGAAGGTGGCTGTAAAGGACGAGTGCAAGCGCCTGGAGTTTCATCCCTTCCGCCTCATTATGGATGGCGTGGCAAGACACATGCCGGCGATGCAAGCCTTGGAGCGCAACGGCTTTAAGACTTCGGGCTTCGTGTCGGCTCTCAATCTTGAGAAGACGGATGCCGAGCTGGAGCAGGACATCGAGAGCATCGTGTGCGCTGCCGAGGTGGAGCGCGAGAAGCTGCCCTACCCTACCGACGGACTTGTCTTTAAGTTTGACAACTACGACTATTACGATCGTATCGGACAGACCGACCATGACGCAAAGTATAACTGCGCATTTAAGTTCCGTCCCGTATTCAAGGCCGTAACCATATATCGCAGTCATCATACCACGGTAGGCGAAAAGACTGGCAAGATAACATTCGTAGCCGACTTTGACGAAGTGGAGATGAACGGACACCTTTTCGCCCATGCTAACTGTGGCAGCGAGCGCACGTTCCTTCAGAAGGATCTTACACCTGGATGCAAGATTGAGGTTAGCTTGCACGGCGACGTGATTGTTTGCGTTGATGGTAAGGTGGAGGAGCCTTGCGTTATAGAGCCTGAGATTCATCAGAGTCAGGAGCAGGATGCAGAGCCGGAACCTGCACCTCAGCCGGAACCTATACCTCAGCCGAAGCCGAAGCGCAAGCGTAACTATCCGCAGGTAGGCGAGTCGACACTGCGAGGAAATGAAGAATCGGTATCTGCAGCACAGCAGGAGGGGTCTTCGTCTGACATCAAAAAGATGCTTACCTATATGTTCGCAGCCTTGGCTATCGTATCAACGGGTGTTGTCCTCTTCTCCATGCTCGGTGCTGCTGTTTTCTTCTTGCCATTGTTGGCAGGAGCTTTCAAACAATAAACATTAATACAAAAAGAAAATGAAAAAGAAACTATTTGATATTGTTATTTCGGTGGAAACCGACGGGAAGACTGTGACGGCAGACGTTTGTTGCCAGAAGGACGGGGAGAACTTTACCCAGGACGCACTCGAAGGCGAGAACCTTCGACTGGCATGTGAGAGTCTGAGGCACACGATGGGATTGTTTGCGAGACGTTTTTTCTATGAGCAGAAGGAAAAGGGAGTAATATCCGAAGAGGAGTATAACAAGATCGTAAACGGAAAATAATCAATTGACTAAATTCTTTTATTAACTAAAAACTAAAAGAAAATGAAAAAGAAACTATTTGTTTGTTGCACCATGGCCATGGCTGCAGCTCTGCTGATGCCCACGATGACATCATGCGAGAGTTTTCACCTTCAGGACGAGCAGCAACAGGAACAGCCTGCTGGTAAGGCTCACGTTAAGTTGCGTTTCGTTAGTGCCTCACAGCCCTCTGCCTCTGCTAAGGCTGCCGCAGCTCCAATGTTCGATGCAGCTACGCGTGCTTCTCTTACCGCCAACGGCAAGCAACTCACGGACCTTTACATCATGGACTACGACAAGGCGACAGGCAAGTTGCTTCAGGTGCTCCATCAGACGAGCACGGCAGCGGACTTCGCCGAGCCAGACCTGACGCTCGACTATGGCGAGCATACCCTCAAGGTGATAGCAACCCGAAGCACCTCCCCTACTCTCCTCGACGCATCAAGCACACCCTTTGCACTTACTGACAACCTGCTGACGCCTGTATCATCCACCACGGAGCCCGTCGTCTGGACGAGCGACAAAACTTCAGACAGCTTCGGCGCAGTGAAGGACATCACGGTGGCTGTGGGCCAGAACGAGGTTGCCGTCATCACCCTGGAACGACTTGTGGCGAAGATGGTGGTCAACAGCACTGACGAGTTCCCAGACGATTGCAGCACCATTGATGCGACATTCAACGAATACCGTACCATCAACTGGCAGACGATGGACGTTATAGACCCTGTGAAAAATCAGCGCAGCTCTGACGTTTCCTCTCTCGCCGGCACTACGGGCACTACCATCGCCTACTTCGTGCTTTGCCCGAAAGATGGCTACTCAGCCGACATCACCTTCACGATGAACCGCAAGAACACCCCCACACCCTATGCTACCATCACGGTACCTCACGTCCGATTGGAGCGTAATAAGATAACGACTATTACAGGTTCATTTTACAATCACCGCGCCTCCCTCTCACTTTCCATCAAAGATGAATGGCAACAGGAAGGTAATGATATTAACATATAACTCTCTCTTTACAGGATAAGAGGATAAGGACAAAAGTATAAAAGTACTTTAGTACATTAGCACCTTAGTACTTTTGTACTTTTCTATTTTTACACATTCGTACTCCCATATCTTTACACCTTTGTACTTACATACATTCGTATGCACGTAGGTACGTATATTCGTATTTATATAGGTTCATACGTTTATTCGCACGTAGGTATGCACATTCGTATATTGGTACATTATTTCGTATGCTGATACGTATCTACGTTCATATTTTCATTCGTTCATAGATACGAACCTATAAAAATACTTAATATTTAAAATATAAAACGGAAAATAGTTGGTAGTTATATTTTTTAGTTGTATCTTTGCACGTATGAAAAATCATAGGTACGTATGTAGGTACGTAGATACGTAGGTTCGTACTTTAGTACTAATGTACTTATGTACTTCGGTGTATTTAGTTACACATTATAGCATTATCGAATAGATTATTCATTTAATATAAAAGATTATGGCAGAAACAAGATTGAAAGAAATACTCGCCTTCGTGAATCATAAAGGTGGAGTAGGCAAGACCACAACGGTACAGAGTTTAGCAACAGGGCTGCGTCGCTTCGGTAAAGGGTTCTTCGGAAAGGGTGCAGACGGAAAGGAGCGGAAGCCACGTATCTTACTCGTAGACCTCGACCCACAGGTCAGTCTGTCTTTCCTTTTCGGTTGGGACCAGGTGAACAGCGACAATAAGCCTACCACCTACGATGCTCTTATCAACCAGACCTCCCTGCCCGTATATAAGATGCAGGAAGGTATCTATCTCGCTCCGGCTTCACAGAAGATGATCAGCATCGAACCTTTCCTTAATCAGATGGCGGTGCCTCGCAAGGCCCTTCGCAAAATTCTGCTGAAGCCATTACAGGAGATGCAGGGCACAGAACTCGCAGACGAGGGCGTAAGCAGCATCCTGAATGCCTTCGAC